CAACTAAATAAAAGCTACACACTCATATAACGTATTATTTCCTATTATATGCGTTTTAAAAGTAAAGTATAGCCATAATACCTATAAATACCTATATCCCTTTACTATCCAGATCTTTTTTTATAAGTTCTTTAAGATAACTATTGGCACTCTGTCCGGATTCTGCAAGATATTCTTTTAACTTTTGTCCATACTCGATATCGGTGGGGTAGTATTTGATTGCAAAAGTCATAGTTTTTTCGCTGTACTTTTTTACCGCTTTCCTGTTTTGCTCTTTTTTCTTTTCTTCCTTATTTTCTAAATTCATTCTTTCCCTCATTTCTCCCATTAAAAAAAGGTAGTAGATTATAATACCATGATACCACAACAAAAAGCAATATTACAATTATTCATTGTACATAATAAATAAATGAGTATACTCATAATACACTATCAATAGTGCATGGTTTACAAAAATGAGTAAACCCACAAAAAAGACTTGAAAAATGAGTTTACTCATGATAAGATATAACCAAGTTAAACGAAACGAGTCATGTGGCAGAGTCAATAAGACCGTAAGACAATCCCAAAAGGCAGAGTCAATAAGACTGAGGGCGTTAAAGTTTGGCTAGGGTGTACAGATTTACTGCACGATACATAATCTAAACAATTAAAGTGTAGCATATCTGAAAAGCAAAGTCAAATCTGGCTGAGCGAATACCCAATTACAAAAGGAATTTGTACCTTGAAAAGTGAATAGTGAAATGTTAGACTAACTTCTGTTTTTATGGTATACTTTCCTTATTATAATAGGAGGTGATCAGAGTGGACATAAATAACAACGCTGAATTATCAAGTACGATCAATAACATTATAAAAGAGTCAGGCATAAAAAAAATAGTACTTGCTGAAAAAATGGGAATTGTAAATCAAAATTTGAATCGTAAAATAAATAAAAAGAATTTATCACTCGATGAAACAAATGAGATTATAAACCCATTAGGATATAAAGCAAAAATAATAATCGAAAAAGATTAAAAAAATAATCAAAAATGATTGACAAACATAAAAACATATGATATTATATAATCACAAAAGGAAAACAAAAGAGCAGTTGTCACAAGGCTACCAACCAAAACAACTGCTCAACAAAACACACTTCTTGCAAAGTGATTATATATATTCTAACATTTTAGTATTCGCTTTTCAAGTCGTGTTTCACAAATTCTTGTGAAAAATTCCTTTTTAATAAAACTAAATAAAGTGATTTCTCTATCTTATAAGGGAAAGAAAGAAGCGAAATAGACCGTTCCAGCATCATTAGTCAGACAGCGCAGACGTGCATAAGGGTTGAATCAAATTATAAATCAAATAGTCAGAGTGTTTGAGTTGTAGTCACTGGTTACGGCGGTTTTGAAAAAGTAGACTTTCAAACGTATATAGGATTGACAAGCGAAACATGATTTTGCATAAGTCAAATTAAAAATAACTTTTCACTTCCAACAGAAAGGAGGTGAAAACGTATGTACTATATAACATACGACAATGAAACTGTCGTGTACAATTCCGACCATAAGCAACTTGTAAAGTGTCCAACGGAACAAGAAGCAAAAGAATATATACACGACAACTCATAAGAATATTGTAACTTGTAAATTAGGACTTGTCAAGTTGGCAAGTCCTTTAAATAATAATACGGAATAACAAAACACTTTCTATAAAATCTTAATTAAGCATAACAAAAATAAGTCTTATTAAGTTGTTGGTGTTGTGATGGATATAATCTATTTAGGTTAAAATACATCATATATATTTTTTTTATTTTGACTATGCAAGGCATAGAGAACAAGCAAAGAAAGATTTGAGTTTCGGGCAAAATCAGAAAGCTAGTACCGAGTACGAAAGTAGTAGAAACGACTTTACTTCTAATGTTTTCACACATGGCTTGCGTAGCTGAGAATAAAAGAGAGAATAAACAATCAAATAAGAATGAGAGAGGTAATCAAAATGAGAAGTAAGAAAAGAAACATGAAAACAAAAATCAACGAGATCACAATTCTGTTAATGCCGATTGTATTAACAGTTGGCATGTTTGGTTACTGGGTAGTTTTTGGATATTAAAGAAAGAGAGGTAGTAAAAATGTATACTTTTAAAACATCAAATGAAAATATTGCTTTTTCTGCTGTATATTGCGACTGTTGTAAACACAAATGGACAGCTACAAAATATGTTAATAAAGATGGTAAATGGATTGAAACAGATTTTTATAAACGTTTTGATACACTAGATGAACTGAAAGAATTTGTTGAAAATTATGAAGAGGCTGAAAACAGATATTACTTTTCAGAAGATAACAGAGAATCACTCCCAGAAGTAATGGATAAAACATTTACAAAAAACCAGTTAAAAGAAGTGTATCGAGACGTTATCAATAAAGAAGAATACCATGACTTTCAGGAATGGTTTTTTGACATGTTGAGAAGTGGACTGATATTATGTAGCTAATAAATAAAGATGACCTATCGGCATGACGGGGAGAAAGAGGTTGAATATGTTTGTGGTTTATGAAGTGTTTAAATCAGATGGAAAGAAGCTTTTAAGATTTAAAAACGAAGATAAATTTACTTGTGAGGTATATGTTGATCATCACAAATATGATTATGGTGCGCTATTAAACGGAGCTTCAGAACTTGTCATAGAAAAAATCGAATAAGCCGGACACCGTTCCGGCACTGTAATGCAGCCGAATAGTTTTTCTTGCCTTGTGTGCAGGAAAATAGTATAATAATGGAAAGGAAGGAAGTGATTAAAGTGACATTACAACAGCAAATAGAAATGGCTATTGCATATTCTGGAAGCATTACTAAAAAAGAAATTGCTGAAAAAATGAATGTTACACCGTCAGCTTTTGGACAGCGTTTAAAGACTGGAAAATTCACAAAGGAAGAACTTCAAAAAATTGCTTCTATTCTGGACGCAGAATATATTTCAGTATTCAGATTCAAAGACGGGAAAGAAATTTAGCAG